ATAATAAACAGTATATGAAAACCGAGTTACTAAAAAATTTAATTAAAGAAGCTGTTAGAGAAGCTATACAAGAGGAATTAAAGGAAGTTTTATTAGAAGCAGTTAAAGCTCCTAAAATCCCTACACCTCAACCTGTTCAAGAGAATAGAACCATAACTTCAACTACACCTCCACCTGTATCACAAGTAGATAGAAGACAATCTTACATGGATATTATAGGTGAAACTAAACTAAACCTAACAAGCAAAGATGCTCAAACTTTTAACCCACAAGGTAATATAGACACAACATCTGCAAATGGATCATTACCTGGAGGGGAAGTAGGAATGGATCAAATAATGGGATTAATGACAAATAGATAATGGCATTTGGAGCACAGCAAATATATCCAATAGACTTTAATAAAAGTGCAGCAGTAGGAGTAGATATACCTTTTTCTATGCCTGGGGTATTTAATCCTAATTATACAACAGCTGCGGCTATTAAAAACAATTTAATTAATTATTTTCTTACTAACCCTGGAGAAAGACCATTAAACCCTACATTTGGAGGGGGGTTAAGAGCATTTATCTTCCAACAAATAACAACAGATAATTTAGATTTTCTAGAAGAAAGAATTTCAACTGATTTAGAACAATTTTTCCCCAATGTAGCTGTAGGTAATTTAGAAATATTAAGGCAAGAAGACACAAACACAATAACAGTATCTTTAACTTATAGTGTTATAAACACTAATATTAATGATACATTAGAAATAGACTTTAAATAATGGCTACCCCAGTAAATAGAGACATAAAATACGTAAATAGAGACTTTTCAGATATTAGAGCTAAGTTAATAGAATTTTCAAAAACTTACTTCCCTAATACTTACAATGACTTTTCCCCCACATCACCTGGTATGATGTTTATGGAACAAGCAGCTTATGTAGGTGATGTAATGTCCTTTTACTTAGATAATCAATTACAAGAAACATTTACACAATTTGCTAGACAAACTAATAGTTTATATGAGTTAGCTTATATGTTTGGTTATAAACCAAAAGCAACAGGTGCGGCTCAAGCTACTATAGATTTATACCAACAAGTCCCATCAAAACTATCAGGAAGTAGCTACGTCCCAGATTTTGATTATACTTTAACAATTGGAGAAAATAGTACAATAGCTTCTTCACTTAACCCAAATACAAATTTTATTATAGAAGATGCTTGTGATTTTTCAGTTTCAAGTTCTTTGGATCCAACAGAGATTTCTATATACAAAACTGCAGGAAACGTTCCCACATATTACTTGTTGAAAAAAACAAGAAAAGCAATCTCGGCTACAATTAAATCTCAAAACTTCTCATTTGGAGAACCTGAACAATTCTCTACAGTAGACATATCTACAAATAATATTATAGGAGTATTAGATATTGTAGATTCTGATGGTAACGTATGGTCTGAAGTAGATTATTTAGGCCAAGAAATGGTTTATGACAGTATTAAAAATACTAACCCTAATGATCCCAATAATGTAGAAGATGCGGGTGATGTACCTTATTTATTACAACTGAAAAAAATACAAAGACGTTTTGCTACACGTTTAACTTCAGATTCAAATTTACAAATCCAATTTGGTGCTGGTAATCCTAATGATACTGATGAAGAAATTACCCCAAACCCAAATAATGTAGGTATAGGTTTACCTTTTGAAAAAAATAAGCTTACAACCGCATATTCCCCAACAAACTTTTTATTTACAAATACTTACGGTATAGCACCTTCAAGTACTACTTTAACCGTAAGATATTTAACTGGGGGTGGAGTTGGAGCAAATGTTCCTTCTAACGATTTAACAACGTTAGACACATCAAATACTAGATTTAACAAACCCAATTTAAATATTATAACAGCAGATGCTATATTTAATTCAATCGCAGTTAACAATTCTGAAGCTGCAGATGGGGGTCAAGCAGGTGATACTCCTGAAGAAATTAGACAAAATACTCTAATGCAAATTGCAACTCAACAAAGAACAGTTACATTAGATGATTATATGGTTAGAGCTTTAAGTATGCCTTCTGATTTTGGGGCTGTTACTAAAACATATATAGAAAAACCGAAACTAACAGATGAACAAGTTTCAACAATTGAAACATTAAATATGTTTATTTTATCTCAAAATAGTCAAGGTCAACTTTCAACAGCAACAAATACTTTAAAAAAGAACTTAAGGACTTATTTATCTCAATATAGAATGATAGGAGATAATATTGAAATAAGAGATGCTTTTATTATTAACATAGCTATAGATTTTGAAATAATAGTATTACCTAATTATAATAATAGTGATGTAATATTGTCTTGTATAGAATCTTTAAAAGAATATTTTTCAAGAGATAAATGGCAAATGAATGAACCTATCTTAATAAACGATTTATATGTTAGGTTAGATAAAATAACTGGAGTTCAAACAGTCAAAAATATAATTGTTTCTAACAAAGCAGGAGCAGCACTAGGATATTCCCCATATTCATATGAAATCTCAGCAGCAACACAAAATGGAGTAATATATCCATCCTTAGACCCTTCAATTTTTGAAATTAAATTTCCCAACCAAGATATTAAAGGTAGAGTAGTACCATTATAAAAAAATAAATTATGCCATTAGCACCTCACTTAAGAAATTCATTAAATCAAACAAACCTAGATGTTGAAAATTCTCAACCTCAAGGGGGGCCTAATAGCTTTCCAAGCTATAACCATACCCACAAATATTCTCCATCTAACACTTACTTAGATTCACGTCAAGAAGAAAGAGAACCTGTAAGTGAATTTGGTATAAACAATACTCAAATTCAACAACAAAATATTTTCAAAAATGGAACAGGATTAGACATTGAAAACCCAGGACCAGGAAATTCAGGAGGCCCAAATAGAGCAAGTGCAGGTACACGTAATATACCTAATGGAGTATATCAAACAACAACTACACAAGGACCTTTAATGGATAAAAATGGAAATATTATTAATAATATGGTACACCAATATCTTCCTACAAACGAGTATAAAAATTCTTTTAACCCTGGGGATTTACCAGCAAATTCAACTTTTTAAATCATGGCAGTTTACAAATTATTCCCATATAAAGATACAACATTATATACCTTATACCCAGATATGAATACGGGTATAGACCCTATTATATCTATAACAAATTTAAATATAGCTATAGATTCATTACCCAGAGTATCTAGATTTTTAACTGAATTTGTTCAAGATGAAATTGAGGATGTTATCAATAATAAAATTAAGGGCAAACAATGGGATGTAAATTTAAAAACATTTATAGCAACCGCAGAAGGCATCGTTGAATCAACAGATTTAGCGGTATATCCATTAGCACAATATTGGTATAATGGCACTGGAACATATTTAGATGTACCGCAGACTACCGATGGTGCTTCATGGTTTTCTCCAAATTTTAAAGGTTCTGTAGCATGGTCTTCAAGCGGTCAAGATGTTTATGGAAATCAAGTAACCTCATCTTTCAACTCTGATTATGTAGGAGCTGGTGGTGGAGCATGGTTAATAAATTCAGGTAGTACATACTTTAAGGTTACTCAATCATTTGATACTAGAAGTGAAAAAGATTTAGAAGTTAATACAAAAGAAGTAGTATCACGTTGGTATAGTGGTTCTATGGATAATAATGGTTTTATTGTAAAGTGGGAAGATTCAGTCGAATTTACAGCAAACGCCCAAATCCAACCTGTAATGCAATTTTATAGTGTTGACACTAATACAATATATCCACCTGAATTGGAATTTAAATGGGAGGATTACTCAACTGTATTAACTGGATCAGCAACAGGAAGTATTTTATCATCTACTAATATAGTAGCTTCTTTAGCTGAAAACCCAGGAGAATTTTTACCCGAATCAGTTCATAGATTTAGATTTAATGTAGCAGATAAATACCCAAAAAGGGTATATCAAACATCATCTCTATTTACAGGTGTAAATTATTTACCAACTGCTTCACAGTATGCTGTAAAAGATTTGGATACCAATGAATTTGTTATTAATTTCGACACTACTTATACAAAACTTAGTTCTGATGAAAATGGAAATTATTTCGATATTTACATGAATGGATTAGAACCTGAAAGATATTATAAAGTTTTAGTAAAAACAACAATTAACAATTCAACAATGGTTTTAGACGATAGTTATTATTTTAAGGTTGTAAATGGATTTTAAATGGCAGAAAATATAGATTTAAATAAAGAGGTTTTTAATAAAAGAACTTATAAAAAAACCATAAATACTGAATTTACTCAATTAGGAGTAAAATCTGTACAAGAAGAAATAAATGAACTTCCTACAGTTCAAGAGTTTTTTAATATGTACAATACCTTATTTTATTCTATCCCTGAATTGGGTCCCACTAACTCTCATGAATTTTTAATAAAAACTAGCGGAGAATATGTAAATGCTGAAGTAAATGATGAACTTATAGATGCACTTCAAAACGAAATAGCACAATTAAGAGAGGATCTTTTAGAAGCACAACAAAATCAATCTGAATAACAATGGCAGATATAGTTAAAATAAGTCCTAATAATTTTTCTTTCCAATCTTACCAAGGAAAAGATACATCATTAATGTCTCAATTTGATGTTAATAGTTTTCTAACAGAAACTAGTTATATAGAGTTTTTTGTATATAATCAAAACAATATTATACTTAACAGTAATCTTAATTACAGACAGTATGATATTTTAAATGACGGTCAATCTGCAGGTAATAATAACCAAATAAGCCAATTTAATATATCTCCTGAGGTTGACATAGCCAATGCTGGCTTTAATACTGGGGAATATGTAGCTTATTACAACTTTTTAGTAAAGCAAGTAGGTGATAATTTTTCAAATTTCTTTATATCAGAAATATCTTCAGATAGAACTGAAATTAGGTTAGACAGTAATACTCTATCTGGATTAGATATTAAAAACCAAACAGGAGACTTTATAACTTTTAGAGAAAATCAAGATTACTTTGTAGATTTTTATCTTAATTTTGGTAATAATAATTTAATTATAGCTAATAACATTAAATTAGAAAATCCTAAAACTAGTAATGCAACTATTTTAGTTAAATTATATGAACCTTTACCTTCTGAATTTGATTTAAAGGACAACCTTTGGATTGTTACTACTCTAAATGAACCTGAGGCTTTTCGTGTAACTTATCCTATAGAAACAACTTCTTTTACTGATACTATACAAATACAAGGACCAAATTACAACATCCCTGTTAAAAATCAAGTCAATAACTCATCTGAAAACTTATCATATTCTGATATAATAAATGGAGCTTCTACAAGTTCAATGGATCAAGTAAATAGTTTATTAGAAGAAACTTCAATTAATATAAGTGTAGATTACTCGGATTTTTCTGAGTTTATTCACTTTAGTTCCGCCCAAACTAGAATAGAAAATTTTGAATATAAAGTAAAATTAATAGAAAGTTATAATTCTGAATTAGATGCCTTAAATAGTATTACAAGTTCAAATTCAAGTATAACCCCGCTAAAAGCTAAAATTTCAGATATAATAAAAAACTTTGATAAGTTTGAATATTTTATGTACTACAGTAGTGGTTCTATGACTTCATGGCCTAAATCAACCACAGAACTTCCGTATGTTTTATATTCTTCAACAAGTTCACAAGCTTTAACTTGGATAGGTAGTGTTGATGAACAAAATTCTAATTATGGGGGGTTATTACTTTCTTCTTCATATTATGATAATGCAAATCCTGACCAACTTAAAAAAGCTATACCCGAATATTTAAGAGAAGACTCAGCTAACCATCAATATGATTTATTTGTTGATATGGTTGCTCAATATTATGATAATGTTTGGTTATACACTAAAGATGTTACTCAAAAATATAATGCAGATAATAGATTAGATTTTGGTGTATCTAAAGAATTGGTAGCAGATGCTATTAGAGATTTTGGAGTTAAATTATACCAAAATAATTTCTCAAATAAAGATTTATACACAGCTTTTTTAGGGATGACTCCCGAAGGCAGTGTTTTCCCATTTCCAAACATAACAGGATCAACACCTGCTCCTTCAGGTTATGAATTAGTAGATGTAATGATCTCAGCATCTAATGATGTTATATCAATGGATGATACAAATAAATCATTATATAAAAGAATCTACCACAATATACCTTATTTATTAAATACTAAAGGTACAATAACAGGTTTAAGAGCATTAATCACATCTTATGGCATACCAGATACAATATTAAGAATATCTGAATTTGGTGGTAAAGACAAAGTTAATGAAAACGATTGGGATTACTACTTTAATAATTTTAATTATGCGTGGGATACTGAAGGTACAAACTCAATACGTACTCAATGGGAAGTCAACTCAGAATTTGCAAGTTCCATTTCATCAGTACCTGGTACAGTAGAACTTAGATTTAAAACAGAAGGACTCCCAGGTTCAAGAGTATCTCAATCTTTATGGTTTACTACTAGTAGTGCAGGTATAGATAAAGCAGTAGTACTAGAATATACAGGCTCAGGCTTAACTAGTGGTTCTTATAATGGTTCCATTCCAGACCCATATAACCAATATGGTACTTTAAAATACATTTCCCAACCAGGAACAGTAAATGAAGTATCGTGTAGTGTATATTTACCTTTCTTTGATGGAGATTGGTGGTCTGTTATGATTAGAAATAATGGATTCAATGCCTTTGATCCTGAGTTAATTGTAACAGAACCAACAGATTATGATTTTGTTATAAGTGAAGATGGTAATTATATTGTTAGAGAAAGATCAACAACATCATCGATAACTAATTTAGAAGATATAAACTTATTTGCAGCTAATAAGATATATAATGGGAATGATGGTACTTCAATAGGATTTAAAGCATCAGCATCATTACAAACTCCAAGTGCTAGCGTAGGATGGACCAATGGGGATTTATCATACTTTGCAGAAGATTTTACAGCAGGGTCTACATATCAGAACTTTTTAGGTAACATGCAAGAAGTCAGATACTATAGTATAGCTTTAGGTACTACTAGATTCTATGATTATACTATGAACCCTCTATCAATTGAAGGTAATGGTATAAATGCTTCCCCTGATCAACTATCCTTTAGGACATCACTAGGTGCAGAGCTAGATATTGATACAACTACATCAATACATCCTAAAGTTACAGGATCGTGGGAAACTATTCCATCTTTCAATGTTAATAGTAATTATGCTTTTAAAAGTATACCTAATTTTGTAACTAATGATGAATATTATTTTTTAGATCAATTCCCCGCAGGTATAAAAAATAGAATTACAGATAAAATTAGATCTGAAAATGTATCCTTACCAGAAGGAAATGTATTATCTCCAATTAGAAGACTATCTCAAACTACAGAGGCAAGTGCTTCATATACAGATAACCTTAATTATTTAGAAGTAGCATTTTCACCTCAAAATCAAATCAATGATGATATTATATCTCAGATTGGGTACTTTAATTTGGGAGATTATGTTGGTGATCCTAGACAAAGATTTACAGGAAATAGATATAAAGATTTAAATAATTTAAGTGAAGAATATTTTAAAAAATATATAAAACAATATGATTTAACTGATTTTGTTAGGTTAATAAAATTCTTTGATAATTCATTATTTAAAATGATCAAGGATTTTATCCCTACAAGAACAAGTTTAGCCTCAGGTTTAGTTGTAAAACAGCATTTATTAGAAAGAAATAAATACCCACAACCACAAGCATCCCTAGAAAATAAAATTCTAACAGGATCAATCGACATGGTTGAAATTTCAGGTGGTCCAGGTGGAGTTTTCAATGAACTTAATGCACCTGCTCCTGAAATAATATTTACAATTTCTTCAGATTATTCACTTCCTGGACCTCCTCTCCCATCTCAATTTTTTCAGGATATTACAGCCTCACTTAATTCCACTATTAGAGGAAAATTAAGAGAATATAATTTACCTTCGGGTTCTTCTTTAACTACAGAGGCTATAAAAATGTACGATGGTGAAAGATTTTTCTTACAAGCTAAAAAACATGCATCAAGTTCAATTACTCCTTTAACAGTATTTGAATATCAAATATCTTCATCCTCTGGAATATCTTCCGAAGATTATGGTTTTTGGGCTGTATGTCAAATTCAAAATAACAACACTTCTTCTTTCCAAACACCAGTTACAGAAAGAGTAACAGATCCATCAGAAGATCCACTTAGAGAATTTCAAGGTAAAAATATTGTATGGGATGAAACAAATCTTTATTTAAACACTAATTATTTACCATTAGATACTAAATATAACGATGTTAATTATCAAAGATGGTCAGAATCATTCTCAACATTATCAGGATCTATCACAAAACTAAATGATAGTCAATATGAGTTTTATGATGGTGAATTTTCAGGATCTCAAATTTTAGTTACAAATGGAGAACTAAACGAAGATTGTTCAGATTTCAAAAAACCAAACTACCAATTTACAGATCTTTATGGTATTAGGTTTTATGACTCAGATGATGAAGAGTTAAGTATTTTCATGTCACAATATAATAGACCTACTAATGGGTATATGTCGATATTTAATCAATATCCTGTAGAAATACCACCAGTATATTTATTTATATTAACTTCAAATGTTTCTTCTACTTTAGAAAATAGAGATGTAATTTTTTCATTAGAATCATATGGTGTACCTAATAATACATTAATTCCATTTACAATAACAGGTAGTAATATAACAGCATCTGCTCCAGGAGATTTTGAAGTTCCTTATGATGGTTATTTTAATGTGTTTAATAATTTTGGTACCCAATCTATCTCAGTTAGAAATGATCAAATTACTGAAGGAACAGAGACTTTAACACTTTTCTTAGATGATTTCCCTAGTACATCAGTTGATGTAAACATTGCGGATCAAGGTATAGGATACTTATTTAGCTCATTTGCTAGTAGAGAATTACACCCAATTACAGCAGATACAAGTAGTAATTGGGTAGGTTCAACTATAGAAAAAACTATTATTCCTGTAGGAGGCCAAGTACTTAATAGTGCAGAATTTAGAATTTTAGATGAGCAAGGTTTATCCATAAGAGACCCTAATGCTTCACTTACATATAATAGCTTTACTAATATAACAAACCCAAATTCTTCAAGTTTTGAAACTACATCAGACTTTAATGTTGTTTTATCACAAGACCCAGCAAATGGAAATAATATTATAACTCCAAAAATAACACAGGGATTTCAAAAATATTGGAGGGATGATAAAAAATTATTTAGAGCTAATTTTACAGTTACTGCCAATAACTCTACAAAAACTTTTAATCAAGATTTTCAATTTAGGAATAATTCTCCAAGGTATAACCCACAAATTTGGAGTATACCTTCATTCATGGCAAGTGATTTTCATACGGATGATTATGAATCCCTTTACCCCACTGTTTCCGGATTTAAAAGATTTTCATGTGCCACTTTCTTCCCAGACGTGGGTAATAATACACACCCCTATTATTATGGGCAATCTACCCCATCCTATTTACAGACTGGTGATTACTGGAATTGTAGTGATACCCAAGCTGGTACCATCATAATTAAAAGAACAAAAATGAATAATATTATTGAAGAAACTAGTAGTGGTCTAAGAGGGTGGTTTGCTAATATTCACAAAGACGCTATAACTAATGGAGCAGCTGTAGATACTAATAGTGATCTTGAACCTTATATTTTTCATATTCAAGAAACTTGGGGCGCAATTGGAGTTAATAGTTCACCATATAATGCTATAGCAAATCCAAATGATAATGCTTTTTCACAAACTCTCTCTTCAGGATATTATCATTCTTCACCTGTTCCTGGAAATGCAGCTGGTGTGGGTAGTAAAGAACATTGGTTAGAATATAATGGAACTGGTCAATATTGGGAATTACACAATAAACCTGGGGGATTTGATGGCACAAATACTTACCAAAACGACCCAGATTTAAGACCACCTGATGGGGATCAAAATGGTGATGCTACAGGTAACAATAGAGGGATGAAGATGTATACATATTATATTGCTCTTAGAGATAATATTTATGCTGGTAGTAGTGGTACATCTACTGACCCCTATATTGATGATAGTTATTTAACCGGGTTAAATACACAATATAATGAAACCCAATTAAATACTTCTCCTGGGAACCTAAGCCCTTGGGTTCTTGTACTAAATTTGATAATATATAAAAACTAATAATATGTCTAATTTTACACAACCTCAAACATATATTAAAATATCTAAAAAGGATGCAAATGGGGGAGATAATACTTCGGCATTATCTCAACTCCAAACCATAACAGTCCCTTTTAGCGATGGTAGTAAAGTTGTTTATGATGTTTTAGGTATTACTCAATACTCAAACTATTTTTCATATGTAGTTGATTTTATACCATCTTCATCTTTATATATGGCAGATTTTGGGAAACCTGAATATGATTTCACAGGCTCAGCTTCAACTGATCTAATCCCTATCCCGGGCTCACCAAATATTACTACAAATTATACCTCAAGAAATATCCCCATTACATCAGCTTCAAAAGATGATTTAGGGCTTTATAACTCTAGCACCCAAACATATAATTTAGATACATATCTTCAAAAAGACATTACTATTAGAGCCACTGGAGAAATAGACACTTCAAATATTGGTACTTTGACAGGTTTAAAATTAGGGATTTACATAATTCCTCCAACAATTCAAAACCCAGATGGTTTTGGCAATCCCTATGTTTTTTCAACAACTCCTTCTTTTTTTAATACTTTAAGTCCTAATCCTTCATCCTTCGATATTTCATATACTGCTCCTATAGATTCTATAATACCAGGTTCTAGAATCGAATTAAGAGGTATAGCGGGTATTAATCCTGCAAACATACCATTAAATAGTGGTAATCTTTTTGTTTCCTCTACCCCTGCTACTGGAGTATCTTCCTCAGTAGTTTTAGAACCATTTTTTGATTATAAATTTTCAAATTCAGGATGTGATGTTTTATTGGGTGAAGTTCAAGAAGCAAGACCAAACAAATATTTACAAGATTTAGATTATGGTACTTCTCAAACAGTCCCAGTTAATTACCTAGCAATATTAAACAACACAGCAACTCGAGCAACAGTTCCATTTTCAAATTATACTCAAAAAGCAAGCATTAACCCTAGATATAATGGTACTAAAAACCAATCAAGTGGTGTTAATGTATACGACCCATTAGCTGGTACTTCTTCATTTGGTACTCCTATTAATATAGGAACTTATGGTCAAACTCCATCAATATCAGTTTCAGATGTAAACATATATGAATTTGAATGGGGTGGTGGTACTAATCCTGAAATACAAGGTTTTGGTGCTCTTTCAATGGGACCTATACTACAGGTAGATGATAAAGATTCTGTTAGAACTATAAACCCAAGTGAAGGTTTTCAAACAATACCAATTCTACCTAACCTCCCTTATCCTTTTAGCGAAATACCTAGTGAATGGGGAAGAAATGCAACTGTTAAACAAAAAGTAAACGATTATTATTATATTTTTAATAGAAATAATCCAATAAATACTAGAGTTTCTTTAAGATTATATAATGATGGAACTGCTGCAAGCCCAGTATACCCTTCAACTACTCAGATATTAACAACAGAGTATGGAGTACCAACAAGGTCAACATTTATGTTAACATCATCTACAGATGTGGGTACCTCCCCTCAAGGTAGACTCCATTATTTTGAATATGATTACACACCTCCTGCTACAGGCTCCGCAATATACCCCCCAGCATTTGATACTGGATTACCAACAACATCTTCATTTGTAGTATTATTTGAAAATAGAACCATGAATATTGTTAACTCAAATTACTCCCCAGGAACAACTGTTTCCCCAACAATATTAGTTTCAGGTTCTTCCCAAGGTATTAATAATTTTAGTTTTATACCACTTGTAGAACAATTAAATAATGGAGAAAGATGGTTTATGACCTTTTACGAAAATCTTGAAGCAGGATTTGACTCTGATACTCTAATACCCCTCCATTACAATAATTCAGTTTTGGGTCAAAAGGGAGTAGTAGAAATAGCAGGTGCCACTCAAAGATCATCTAATGATGACATATACCTTATTTTAAAAGACATTGCAGACCCTAATACCTTAGCTAGTGGTAGTATTGTTCCTAGTAGTAATATGAGTAGAAATTTAGGAAAAGGAGATTTAGGATTTTTTATATGGCAAGCTAGAGCAGCCGGAGATAATGAATTTGTAATGGTACAAGATTTAGTAACTGGAGGAGTTGGAAAAGGAGCTTTTACTAATGAATTTGCTCCAACATATCTAACAGAAAATTTTCAAGACATAACAAAAACATATGGTTCTAATACACAATAAGAAAATAACGTGATAAAGAAACTAATAATACATATATTTATAACATATAACAAATTAAACAATGGGATACTTAAATAATCAAGTTGTAACAGTAGATGCCATCTTAACAAAAAAAGGCAGAGAGTTACTAGCAAAAAATGATGGTTCTTTTAGAATTACACAATTTGCACTAGCAGATGATGAAATAGATTATACACTTTATAATCCAAACCATGTATCAGGATCTGCATTTTACGGAGAAGCAATTGAGAATATGCCTTTATTAGAGGCATTTCCAGATGAATCTCAAATAATGAAATACAAATTATCTACCTTACCAAGAGGTACGGCTAAATTACCAGTACTAGATTTAGGATACTCAGCAATAACATTAAAACAAGGAGCTTCATTAGCGATTACACCTCAAACATTAAATTATTTAGGTAATACTACATTAAATGAAACTTCAGGTTATACAGCTACCATATCAGATGTCAGAACAATGGCTACATTTACAGGAGTAGGTATACAAAGTGCAGCAGCAACAGGACAAAATTCAACTTCAACAACAACATTAGGAACAAATGTATCATCTACTGTAATAGGATCTCAAATCAATTTAAGAGCAACAACAGTAAATACATTATTTGGAGTTAATACTCAATTAAGTACTACAATCACATTTGTAGGATTAGATAGTGGAGCTAGAATAACAATCCCAGTTACAATAACAAGAACAAATTAATATATAAAACATGAGTTTTAAAAGATTAGACCCAGAAGATTTTGTAGTAAGTGCAGACTCAGTACAAGGAGTAGCATGGTCTACAGGTAATCCTTCATTAAGTAGTTATTATACTTCTTCGGCCCAAAAAGTAGGTACCTCAGGAAATTATTATCTTACAGTATATGATTCTAATGGTGCTTTAGTATCATCAGAACCTCAATTTGACATAGCATATGGAAATAAGCACGGCTCAGGTAGTACTGCATTTAATGGTTTATACCCAGGAAGAACCCCATCGGCTGTAATTTATGGTCAATATAGATCAATGATATTAGAGGATGAAAATGCAGTCTTTCTTACAGGGGTAGGAACAACCGGAAAAGCAACCCCATGTGGTGAAGATATTATTAGTAGTACTGCAGTTGAAATGGAAGATTTTTGGGTAATATCACCTGATAGAGCAAGATATAAGCAAAACCTATTCCCAGGAACATTTAATCTTAAACTGGGTGATGGATCCGGAAATTTTTTAGAATTAACAGACAATTCAAATGATACTTCAGTCCAAACTTTTTTAGGTTCTTCTAGAGTATATCAAATTGTATCAGGATCCAATGGATCAGGAATTACAGGAGGAGGATATACACCAGATTCTGGATCTTATGGTTTATTTTTCCCTGATGTAGCAACAATATTACTAAACCCAGAAGCAATAAATTACACCTTAGGTGTAAATAGTGATAAAACACAAAATGCATCAAATGATGTAAATTATACTATACTGTATAGTGCTATATCTCAAGGAACAAATTTCCAATTAAACTCAGAAGAAACTATTACATCAGATTACATATTTGTCAGATCTAGAAATGCTGAATTTAATTATTCTGAAAATCCTTCATTTATATCAGGATCTACAGGTGAAGTTATTTTTGATACTTTTATCAATAACCCCCAAGTATACCCAACAACAGTAGGGTTATACAATGATGCAAATGAATTAATGGCAGTAGCAAAACTTTCAAAACCATTACTTAAAGATTTTACAAAAGAATCATTAGTAAGAGTTAAATTAGATTTCTAGGATGAATGAGTGTTTACAAGTCATTAACCACATCGGATGTTATAGTAACCCCATTTAAAGTAAATAAAAGTTTTACTTTTGAGGGTAGTGGGAGCAACTCATTTAATTTACCAAACGTAAGCATAGATAGATATTTTGGAAAAAATTTATCTTCCACACCTTGGATATCAGGATCTAACTCAACAGGCCAGATAGATACATTAAACGAAGAATTAGTATATAATTCAATTAAACAATTATACTATTCAAATTATTTAAGCGGTTCAAATGGCTCCCCGGCTGTATTACCTCAATTTAATGTAGATGGTACCATTACAAGTACAAGTGGTTCTTACCAACCCATGTACGATAATTACTTACCTGATACATTATTAGCAAATAGACTATTCCCTACAGCTTTAAATGATAGAATAGGAGTTATCTCTATCCCATCAGATTTATTTGGGGAATATATAAAACCCGGAACTTTTGAATTAACATACACAGGTTCATTTACTTCAGGAACTATAACCGATGATGAAAATGGAAATCTACTTTCAAATAACAGTAAAGTAGGAGACATAATATATCAGCATGGTATGGTTATACTTACTTCTTTTGGAACATCTATTACAGGAAGTAAATATGGTCCAGGTTTAAATTTAGGGTATGGTTTTTCTCAATATAGTACTAATGGTGCTGAAGAATTAAATGAAATAATTACATCAGATGATATACAAATAGATTTCCAAAGTACAATGACTATATATGAATCACAGTATAAATGTACTTATAACCCAAATGAATTTGTTTATTCTCAAAACCCATCCATCATATCAGGAAGTTGTGACAATAAAGAAGGTAAATTATATGATTTTGCTACAGGATCATATTTTGAACCATACATAACAACAGTAGGATTATATAACAATTCAAACCAATTAGTAGCAGTAGGAAAATTATCCCAACCTCTACAAAGTTCTAATGTTACTGATACTACTGTATTAGTTAACCTAGACCTATAATATTTATAAACATGGCAAAAACATTATCAAAAGCAGGCATATTAACAGGAGCTGACATTTTAGCAGGTCATGTAACACAATCTGTAGATGCTTTAACAGGAATAGAAGCATACGATATAACAATATCTGGATCTACAACTATAAGTGGTTCATTAAACATAACCCCAACCCAAGCCAGTAGTGGAATTAATGTATTAACTGTTGATAGTACTGGGAAAATATTTAAAACAGGTTCTTATAGTGCTGGAGGGGGAGGTCCAACACCAAATTTACAAGAAGTAACAGATCAAGGCAATACAACTACTAATGATATTAAAATAACAGGATCTTTATACCAATCAGGATCTCTTGCATACTTTCAACCAGATGAATTTGCTGTAGATGCTTTAGGTGATACTGTTCTTTCTGTTGGGCAATCAAATACACAAAATGTTAAAATAGGAATATCTACAACTAGTACAGAAGTTAGAAGTCCTCTTACAGCATCCATTATTAGTGCAAGTGGAGATATCCAAGCATTATCTTTTACAGGTGTAGCAGGTACTACAAACAATTTAACATCTTCATATGCTATAACAGCATCACATGCTTTAAATGGTGGTGGTGGTGGAGCTACTTTCCCATTTACAGGATCAGCATTAATAACAGGTTCATTAGGAGTTACAGGATCAATTTCAAACACTCAAGGAAATAATAAAATTACTTTAATAGATGGAGTTATAGATATATCTACACCAACAAACCATTTATATATAGGTGCTGGTGGTGAGTTAACCCAATCATATAGTTCAGGACAGGATAATGTAGCAATTGGTTTAAGAGCAGGGTTTACAACTATTCCTGACCCAGGAACAAAAAACACCTTTATAGGAAACACGGCAGGACAATATAATACAAACACCCCTCAAGCAAATGTTGGTATAGGACATTCAGCTTTATCTAATATCCAGGGAGATAATAATATTGGTATTGGTGTTAGTGGGGTATTAGGTAATGGAGTTTCAGGGGGTAATAATATTGGTATTGGTAGAGCTTCTTTATATGGAATAGCATCTGGAGAACATAACATTAGTATAGGAGATGGAATAGCTGCTTTTAGTGGTATGGATTACCAATTAAAAATAGGTGATGGAAGTATAATAGCCATATCAGCCTCACTTACAACAGGAGATATTATATTCCCAAGTACAGCATCATCAGACTATTTTGTGGGTGATGGTTCACAATTAACGAATCTACCAGCATCATCAGTTTCTACAGCTTCATACACTTCAATTTGGAGTTTAGGAGCAGTAAGTTCCGACCATTATACATTTACAGGCCCAGGTTTAACAGGAGCAGAAAATGACCCAGACATATACTTAACAAGAGGAGAAGTATATAAATTTAATAATGATAATAGTAGTGGAGCTCATCCATTTCAAATCCAAACTATAGGAGGTTCAGCTTATAATGATGGTGTTACTAATAATGGAGGTGCAGGTGGAACTTCAATAGAAATTGATGTTCAATTCGATGCCCCTACTAAATTATTCTACCAATGTACTTCTCATGCCCCCATGCGAGGTATCATATACATTGCTGATGCTATTAATCACTCAGGTTCGTTCTCAGGTTCATTCCAAGGTGATGGTTCACAATTAACAAACCTACCAGGAGGGGGTGGTAGTGTAGGTACATTACAACAAGTAACAAATTCAGGATCAGTTACTACTAATGCTATTACCTCTTCAGGTTTATTTCTAAATAATGGAACAAATATTTCACCAAATAATTTTGGAGTTGGACAATTAAAAATTGCAGGGGCAGGTTATACTTCATATATAGCCATGGACTCTAGTTCTGCGTATCTAGGACATAATTCTTTAGTTAGAGATTTTAGTTTTCAAACAAATGAAATTACTAGATTAACCCTTTTACAAAATGGTAATATTAGCGCAAGTGGAGATATTCAAGCATTATCTTTTACGGGTGTAGCAGGTACTACAAACAACTTAACATCTTCATATGCTATAACAGCATCACATGCTTTAAACATTACCCCAGCATTCCCATTCACAGGAGACGCTCAAATAACAGGATCAATATTAATATCAGGATCTAATCCAAGTATAGAATTTGATAATACTATTATAATAGGTTCTGGATCTGGTGAAAATATAACTACAGGTGTAAATAATATTTTAATAGGTGATAGTGCAGGTAATAATTTATCTACTACAAGTAATAATGTTATAATAGGTAAATATGCTGCAGGGGGCCAATCAGCAGGAGGATCTTCCAATGTTTATGTAGGATATGAAGCTGGATTCAATGGCAATAATGCAAGTTATAATGTTGGTGTAGGGTACCAATCTTTAAAAGGCCTTAGTGATAGTAATGGGTATTATAATGTAGCATTAGGTTATAGAGCAGGGTTAGATGTAAATTCTGGTATTGGAAATGTATTACTTGGGTATAATGCAGGATACAATGTTAGTTCTGGTGATTATAATACTTTAGTAGGTTATCAAAATGCCTATACTTTATCTACTGGAAATTATAATACTTTTTTAGGAACAAATAGTGGTGGTGATGTTACAGGTGATAATAATATTATTATAGGTTATAAACAAGGGAATTCTTTAACAAATGGTGATAATAATATCTTTATAGGATCTGGTAGTGATGGGGCATCTGGCATGGAAAACCAACTCCAAATAGGAATATCTCCAATAGTTACAATATCTGCTTCTCTAGCAACAGGAGATATAATATTTGCAAGCACAGCATCAGCAGATTATTTTGTAGGTGATGGTTCACAATTATCAAATTTACCAGCACCATTCCCATTCACAGGAGATGCTCAAATAACAGGGTCATTATTAATATCAAGTTCTACCTCAGAATCATTATCTATACAAGGTTCAGGTTCAACAATATTTAATGTTCAAGGTTCACAAGGACAATTATTCTCAGTAACAGATGATTTATTAGATGAAGTATTTTCAGTATCAGATATTTCAGGTGATGCATTATTAACAGTATCAGGATCAGGTTTAGTAGAAATCCCAGTAGGAGATTTATCAGGTAGTGCTACAGCTACAGCTTCATATGGTGCTTTTAAGGGGGATGGTTCACAAATATTAAATCTACAAAGACCAATATCAAACTCAGTATCAATTAATTTCACTGCAAGTAATTTAAATTCTGGATATTATTTTAGAGTAGGTGGGAATATAACATGTTCAATACAAACCAATGCAGTTGTACCTTGTGATATAGGATCTGAATTTGATTTTTTCCAAACATCATCAGCAGGAAATTTCCTTTTCTTATCAGGATCAGGAGTCACTTTAAATACTAAAGGTGGGTTTACAAAATTAGATGGACAGTTTGCGGGTGCTACCCTTAAAAAGATAGACACTAATGAATGGGATTTAGTAGGAGATTTAAATTCATAATATGGGAACAGTAGGAATAGGTTTTGGGGTATCTAGTAATGCCATAAACTCTCCTTCTCCAGTTTTAGGAGTAGAAGAACAATTAGGTACTGGAACTAGTTTAGAAGATTCTTATGGCCCTTATAATTTTTATTTTAGATACTCTGTATGGCATGGTTTGTATGTAGCAGCAGAAATAGGAGCCAGTAGAAAACAAATTACAGGTTTTGACGCTTATATGGACTATGATGGTTCAGAATCTAGTATGGAGGATATTATAATTCATGTAGCACATACTACAGAAACTTCATTACCTTCAACATTAAAAACAGACTTAACAACATCCTCAGGTACTTTTGAGTATAAAGATAGAATAACTGTTTACCCCCAATCTAATCTTTCATTTTCAACTTTTAATGGGTGGAAAGCTTTTGATTTTATTACAAATTTTAGTTATAATGGGATTAACAACTTATTAATAACAGTAGAAAAACGTTTAGGAGATTTTGAACTTTCTCGACCTGAATGGAGATATTCAACTCTAGGCACAGGTCCTGGAATACCATCAGCAAATAGAAGTTGGTACTTTGAAAGTGATGCTACTGGAGGTACAGATTATCCTAATCTACCTAAACTGGGAGTTTCAACCATTCTAAGACCAAACATAAAATTAAAATTTTAAAAAATGGACATAAACACAGTAATAACAGAAATAGAAAATACAGGGGCTATTATATTAGAATATAGGGAATCATCCACTTATGTAGAATTTGCCATTACCTCTACTGATTATGATAATTTTAAGCAAGTTTTATTAATAATAGAAACTGACTGTTTACCCGATTACCCCGCAGTACATTCAATATCGTATGCTGCTAATTTATGTAAGTTTAAATCTTACTCAAGTTAAACTAAAATTCATCTATGAATTGGACTTATAACGGAGAGGAAATAACCGATCACACTCAATTTCCAAAAAACACATTTGGTTTTGTCTACAAAATCACACACCTAGCTTCTGGAAAAGCATATGTAGGTAAAAAAGTACTAATACACAATCGCAAAGTTAAAGTCACTAAAAAAGACTTAGCAATGTATGAAGGTGTTAAAGGTAGAAAACCAACCCACAAACGTGTTAGTAAAGAATCAGATTGGAAAACATATTATGGCTCCAACAAGCATCTAAAAGAAGCTATTGAAAAACATGGTGTAGAAGAATTTGAAAGGTATATAATTAAAATTGCCCCAAGTAAAAAACTATTAACTTACTACGAGACACAATATCAATTTATATATCAAGTTTTAGAAAAACCTGAAGAATTTTACAACGATAACATTTTAGGAAAGTTTTTTACAAAAGATTTTGAGAATTAAACTCTCATTCGTATATTACATCACATGGTTAATGAATTACTAGTTAATCTAGTTAATACGGTTTTAGGAACAAGTAAAAGGACTGCAAGAGGTAATCAATCTTACCATTGTCCTTTCTGCAATCACCATAAACCAAAACTAGAAATTAACTTCACTGATAATAAAAAAGGACACAATCCTTGGCATTGCTGGGTTTGTGGTAAAAAAGGTAAAACCATAGGAGGCCTATTTAAATTACTTAAAGCATCATCCGATAAATTTGTAGAATTATCTAAATTAGTTAAAACAGGTAATGAGGTAGAAGAAATTATAGTTGAAAATGTAGTTGAATTACCTAAAGAATTTAAAACAATTCTCACAAACGCAGATTTAACATCAAAACAAGCGCATTCATATTTAAGAAACAGAAATATTTCAGATGATGATATTTTAAAATACAATTTAGGTTATTGCGATTTTGGTAGATATAAAAATATGATTATAATACCGTCATATGATGAAAATGGCACCTTAAACTATTTTACTGGACGTTCATTTGAAAAAGACCCATTTATAAAATACAGAAACCCAGAATGTTCTAGAGATATAATACCGTTTGAGTTATTTATAAACTGGAATTCACCCTTAGTATTATGTGAAGGCCCATTTGATGCTAT